CGTCTATGGACTGTATTTCATTAGTATGTTTATTCACTATAAACGAAACAACAAACGGCGTTATTGACATTTGAAGCATTATTTGCTATATTATCTTTCGCAAGGCTGATAATTCTTTCACGCTGGGATGTATTGAATCCAAGTGCGTGCAAAGTTTTGTCAGCCTTGTTTTTATTTTGCAAATTCATATTGTGAATATAAAATTTATTTTCTGCGACACTTTTTATTACAAAAAGTAAAACACCCTCGGCATAGTCTACATCACGAGAAAACAATTATTGACACAATCGAGTAAATTGGATATACTAATTGTAGAACCAGTAGGAGGTGTCGAAACCTCCGGGGATAAGCTCCCAGCTGGTTCTTTTTATGCGTTTACTGCATATAATACGTCTATGGACTGTATTTCATTGGTATATTTATTCACTATAAACGAAACAACAAATGGCTCATTAACACTATTTTTAGCTATGCCAATTAAAGCATAGCTTTTTTATATAAGGCTTTTTAATTAATTCGTTATACGAAAAATTAACGTCAAACGAAATTTTGTATCGGTATTATTGACATTTGAAGCATTATTTGCTATATTATCTGTACGAGACAAGTCGTTGTTGTTATAACCTCTGGATATTTTATCCTTTGCGTTCAATGCGACTGTCTTGTTTTTATTTTGCATGGCAATGAAAAATATCGCTTTTCTGTTGACAAAGTTCCTTTGCTTTGGAAAAATGTTCATAACCGTCGTATTGCCATAATTGAGCGTTTCTTAAATCGTTTGAGAATCTGTCAACGTCAAGTGAAAATTTCTTGACATTATCGGAGTATTTGGATATACTGCTATTGAAGGAAACATTACCGACACTCGTCTCGGACGTTGAGGCAAGGGCTTTTGCATTTGCTGTGTCGTCGTTGTTTCCTTTATTTTTTGTGTTTACTGCATATAGTACGTCTATGGACTGTATTTCATTAGTATGTTTATTCACTATAAACGAAACAACAAATGGTATTATTGACATTTGAAACATTATTTGCTATATTATCTGTGCGAGGCAGTTCGTTGTTATTATGAGCTATGGATATTTTGTCCTATGCGTT